ATGCAGAACACATTCTCAGCGACCCGGAAAATCGGGAGCGGCTGCCGAAGAAGCTGCTTCGGTTCAAGAATCTGCCATTGCTGCTGGAAACGGCAGTGGAACTGGGAAGACGAAAAACAGTAATTGAGCCGGGACTGGTAGTACCACAGGGATATCAAAATCAATTGCAGTTTCTGCTGCCGATCTGTTTAACAGATATGGAAAAACCGAACCTTGCCATGACCTTGGCAGAACGAAACGGATATTATCTGGGCAGCACTTGTCTGACACTGGAAATGGCATATCTGAATGCAAGAATGATTGCAAGACCCATTGCTCCGTGGCTGACCAGTTTGGTAAAAAAGTGAGAACATCCGATGAGGTGCAGAATTTTTTCTGTACCTTGTCGGTGTTTTTATGCCTGTACAAATTGAAAATGTTTTGTGAATTCTTTTCAAACTACCAAAAAGGCTGGTAGTTTGAATGCTAGAGTAAGTTCGACGATTAGGAAAGGGGGTGTCCATGTGAGTGTGAATGAACGGCGTGCCGAAATCATGAAGATTTTAGTTGCTCGCAGACAAACAACAGTTCCACTTCTTGCACAGGAATTGTGTGTATGTTGTAATACTGTTCGCAACGACATTCATGCACTTGCATTGGACTATCCTCTGGAGACGTGTTCCGGGAATGGCGGCGGTGTTAGAGTAGCAGATTGGTATCATCCATATAAAAATATGCTTACAGAAGAACAATCTGTTGCTTTGGAGCAATTGCTATTGTTTGCAGATATTCGGCAAGCAGAAGTGATTCGCCAAATATTAGCGGAATTTAGTTCTCAGACCTATCGTCAAAAATATGCAAAGGAGTGAAACCAAATGAAAACCCTCATAGATGTCCTTGCAGCACTCGGCGATTTCGTAAAGGTCGCATCAGAGTGGGCAGAAAGTGCTTCCAAAGCAGAAGTGGAGACGTTTACACAGATTTATCCACAAAAAGAAGAAGCGGTCAAAAAAGCAGTGGAAAAGGCAATTACGTTGGAAGAAGTCCGCAGTGTTCTGGCAAATCTGTCCCGCAGCGGACAAAAGGAAACGGTGCTGAAACTGCTGCAAAAGTATGGCGGCAACCGATTGTCTGAAGTTCCACCAGAACGATACGCTGCACTATTTGCAGATGCACAGGAGGCAGCTCATGCCGAATAAACACGCTATGCTCTCTGCTTCCTCCAGTGCCCGCTGGCTGGCGTGTCCGCCCTCTGCACAGCTTTGTGCTGCCCTGCCGGATACCGTGACGGACTACGCCCTGGAAGGCACGTGTGCCCACGAGTTGGCAGAGTACAAAGTGCAAAAGCTGCTTGGCAATCCGGCATCTAATCCCACGGAGAACTTAGACTTCTACGATGCAGAAATGGAAGACTGTACGGACAGCTATGCTCAGTACATTGCCGAACAGCTGGCAAATCTGCAAGAACCGATTGTTTTAGTGGAACAGCGTTTGGATTTCAGCCGATATGTTCCTAGCGGTTTTGGTACGGGCGACTGTGTGATTGTTGCAGATGATGTCCTGACTGTCATTGACTTTAAGTATGGTAAGGGCGTAGCAGTATCTGCTGATCACAACTCGCAGATGATGCTGTATGCTCTGGGTGCATTGGAACTGTTCGATGCCCTCTATGACATCGCAGAGGTTCGGATGGTAATCTTTCAGCCAAGAATCCAGAACCTCAGCGAATACATCATGCCCTTGTCGGAGCTGCTGCATTGGGCAGAAACAGAATTGAAAACGAAAGCAGAACTTGCATCCAAAGGCGAGGGAGATTTCTGTGCTGGTGAACACTGTCGGTTCTGCAAAGTGAAAGCAACTTGCCGGAAACGGGCGGAGTACAATCTACAATTGGCGAAGTATGATTTTGCAATGCCGGACAAGCTGACCGATGCCGAAATCGAAACGATTTTGGAAACTACTGACCAGCTGGCTGCATGGGCTTCCGATGTCAAGGAATACGCTTTGCAGCAGTCCTTACAGGGGAAAACGTGGAAGAATTGGAAGCTGGTTGAAGGCAGAGCCAGACGAGCATATTGCAGTGAAACTGCAGCAGCGGAGGCGGTACAAGCTGCTGGATTCGACCCATACGAACATAAGGTACTGGGCATTACCGCAATGACCAGAATGCTGGGCAAGAAAAAATTCGAAGAATTGTTGGGAGATTTGCTTGTGAAACCACAGGGAAAGCCAACACTTGTTCCGCTATCAGACAAACGACCTGTGTGGAATACTGCACAGGTAGATTTCAAAGAATAAAGGAGTTTTTATCATGGAAAAGTATATCAATCCTGCAAAAGTAGTAACCGGTGTATGCAGATTTAGCTACGCCAACCTCTGGGAAGCAAAGGCGATGGATGAGAACAGCAAGCCGAAGTACAGCGTTTCCCTCATCATTCCGAAGTCGGACACGAAAACCATCGAAAAGATTCGTGCCGCCATTCAGGCTGCTTACGAGGAGGGTCAGGGCAAGTTGAAGGGCAACAGCAAATCTGTTCCGCCGCTGACTTCCCTCAAGACCCCGCTTCGGGATGGTGATTTGGAACGACCAGACGATGAAGCCTATGCCAACAGCTATTTCGTCAACGCCAATTCCATCACTGCCCCTGGCATCGTGGATGCAGCCTGCCAGCAGATTTTAGACCACAGCGAGATTTACAGCGGTGTCTACGGCAGAGCCAGCATCACGTTCTATGCGTTCGCTACAAAGACCTCTCGGGGCATTGCCTGCGGTTTGCAGAACGTCCAGAAGATTCGGGATGGTGAGCCGCTGGGCGGTCACAGCCGTGCAGAAGACGACTTTGCAACTGTAGAAGACGAGGATTTTCTGAACTAAGATAGCTGGGCGGACAGCTAGGCGTTATGCTTGGGTGGGTAATTGAGATAAACATGATTACAATTGATATCGAAACAAGATCCGATAAGGACATATCAAAATGCGGCGTTTATGCTTACACAGACACCCCATATTTTGATATTTTGCTGTTTGCCTATTCCATAGACGGACAGCCTGTTCAGGTAGTGGATATGGCAAACGGTGAAGAAATTCCCGAAAATGTTCTCGTTGCTCTTGTTGATGAAAACGTGATAAAAAGGGCATTTAATGTAAATTTTGAGAGAGTTTGTCTTTCAAAATATCTTCGTAAGAATTATCCTCAATATTTTCAGAGTTACAGCATTGACGAAGATACTGTCGGAGATTTCTTAAATCCCGAAAGCTGGCATTGTTCTATGATTCATGCAAGAACACTCGGACTGCCGTCATCACTTGCAGAAGTCGGAAAGGTTTTGGGCATTGAACAGCAGAAAATGACAGAGGGCAAGGCTCTCGTC